AACGCCATTAACCTCTTTGTTTTCCAACAAGTATGACAACATTTTCAAGAAGTGAGATTTACCGCTGCCAAAAAAACCGGAGATCCAGACTCCTGTATCTGCCGTTGGTTCGTCAAATGCTTCTGCATAGGTATTGAAAAAGTCTGCAAAATGCCGCTTCAACTCTCGTGTAATAACGTACTCGTTCAGTTCCTGTTCCAGGACCTTGTTCTCGTCCTCGTCAACCTTGACAACACCGTTAATTTTACGGTTGATGTCTTCTACAAACATATTCTGTATAACCAAAGCTCTATTTCCCCCTTCACACAACGTTAAATGCACGATAGTAATTGTTCGGCTTCAGACAGTTGAACAGCCGCAGCTGCTGGTCGTTAAATGTTCCCGGGTAAAACACAAGCACCGGCCTCTCTGCAAACAATGATGCCTCCAGTAACGTATGAATTCGCATAAATGGAAACGCTTCTCCAACGCCAGTCAAAACCAGTACTTCTCCCGGCTGGAACGGCTCGCTCTGAATTTTCTGTACAATTTCATCGACTCCAATTGTCGATTGAAGCTGTTCCAACAGATAATCATGGCCGTCCTCTTCTTCCATATCGGGGATTGCATCTAAAATATCCATGCCTTCACAAATCCCTAGGAAGATTTGATATAAATTACAGATCCGCAACTGACAGCCCAGTGTCATATCTGTAGATAGCTGTTCAATGAAATGTCGAACCGCCATTTCATCTCTCGGTTCATAGCAGAAGATACGAATATTTACTTCATTGCTAAGACCTTTTCCTTCTAGGAAATCTTGACTCTGAATCATCTGCCGAACGTTATCAAGGCGTTTTTGTATGTCACCCATTAAATTTTCCTCACTCAAAACGGTTAAATGCGGGCAATACCGCCTGATCCCCATTTGTAAGAATCACATTTTCCAATTCCGGATAAAGCCAAACCGGGTTCAAATGGCCTGCTTTTATACTATCCAGATAATCATTTTCTCTTAAAATTCGATTTAGAACCGATTTCAGCTTTTTGACTGTAGATTCGCTCCAATCTGCGATAGCATCATTTTGCTCTTGTAATCTTATGAAGAAACTTGTCATGTCAAGTTTTCCATAGCTGAAATCTTGGTTTCGATATTTTTCTCCAATAACTGTTACCATAAAATCCCAGACAAGTCTATTATCCTTCATAATCGCGTAAAGACAAATTTGTTTTGCCTCTTCCACGGAATGCTCTGCAATATTCCGAAGCAGTTGTTCACTATTCAAAAGATTTAGCCGCCGATAACACGCCCGAACCATACCAGCTGTCATGCGTTCAGTTGGATACTGGAAGAGATTATTGGCGGCAATTATTTGTATCATTGATGCAAGATCCTCTCCTTGCACCATTTGCTTCGCTACAATTCGCATTTCGTGGAATAAAAACTGTTCTCTTGTCAGAGAAGCTTTATATCCACTTTCTTGTGCTCTGTTTGTATTCTGCATTGCTTATGCAACTCCCATTTATAACTTTTGATACGCCCAATAGCGACCATCTCTCACTCTCTCTAGTTTACCTTCTTTTACAAAAGAAACTAGAATTCGATTTGCCGTTGCTGAAGAGACTTCCAGCAACTGTTGCACATCACTGTTATGAATAATCTTCTCTTTTTTCAAGTATTTTTCAAGAATATTCCATCGATTTTCTTTTCCACTTGTAGGCATCATGCTCTTTTCGAAGTTTTCTGGGATTACACTCAAAAGTGCTTCTTCAATCACACTTAGCATAAATTCAATAAATGCAGTTCCTTCACCTTGGGCATTGGATGTATTGATAGCCTCATAATACTCCTGCTGATGATCATGAACAATAGACTCCACCGGAAGCCATGCAAACAGCGGATTCCATCTGGAGAGCAGTAGCGTATGCCAAAGCCTTCCGATTCTTCCATTTCCATCTGCAAACGGATGGATTACTTCAAATTCATAGTGAAACACGCAACTTTTGATCAGCATCGGAAGCGGGCTGTCCTCTGTCCATTTGAGCAGTTCTTCCACCAGAGGAGGCACATACTGCGGTAGTGTTCCAAAATGAAGTACATTTCCATGACTGTCAACCACACCTACTGGCTTTGAGCGAAACACACCATCTTCTTGAACCAGCCCTCGCATCATCACATGATGAGCCAACAGTAAGTCTTCCACTGAGTATGGATTCAATTCATTCAAATGGTCGTAAATTTCATACGCATTCTTCACCTCCGCAATGTCTTTTGGCGGTGCAAGGACACGTTTTCCTGATAGTACAGCCGTTACCTGCTCTAAGGATAGTGTATTTTGTTCAATTGCAAGAGAGGAATAAATTGTTTTAATCCGATTCTGCCTACGCAGAACAGGGTCAGATGAAAGATGTTGTGTTGAGCTCACTTTTCCAACAAGTTCACAAATCTCCATTACATCTGTGAGAATTTTTTCTGTAATTGTAAATGGCGGTTTTTTATTCTGCATCTGTTTTTCCTCCCCTCCATTCTAATTAATTATATCATTTCATCGCTCATTCATCAATCACACTTTGCACAAGTGATTGATGAATTTTTCAGCGATTATGCCACTTCTCCAAATCTCTTTTAGCTACCTTCATGCCGGTCTGGCATTTTTATCTCTAGCTTTCTCAAATTTCCATTTTTCACCCAGATATAATAATCATGATCCAAAGCCTCTGAGTCGAAAGACTCAGGGGCTTTTTTTATGTCTGGAGGTGAGCATTTTGTTATTCCGCACCATCACTATCATTATTACCATCGTATTTTAAAGCGCAGCTGCGCAGAAAGGAGAAAGCATTATGAACTTTTGGTCCGAAATCGTCAAAGAGGTTGGCACCGTCCTGGTGGAAGTCCTCGTCCGCATCGCTGAAGAAATGGAAAACAACGATTGAACAAAATACATTGAAAAGGAGATTTTACTATGCCCGCAAATGTTGAAACGATGTTCTCTGTCCGTGAGACCCCTTGGCACGGCCTTGGCCGTATCATTATGGATGCCCCTGCAAGCCGTGAAGCCTTGGAACTGGCCGGTCTGGATTGGCAGGTGGAAAGCCGTAATATCTATTCCGGCACGGGTGCTATGATCCCCGGCTATCGCGCAAATGTCCGCAGCACCGATGATGCTGTTCTGGGTGTGGTATCCGACCGCTACCGCATTGTGCAGAACGAAGAAGCATTTCAGTTCACCGATGACTTGCTGGGTGAAGGTGTTACTTACGAAACTGCCGGTTCTTTGCAGGGCGGCAAGAAGGTCTGGATGCTGGCAAGGCTTCCGAGGAAATATCTTATCGCTGGAGATCAGGTAGTACCATATCTTGTGATCTTCAACAGTCATGACGGAAGTTCTGGTGTGAAAGTAGCCATGACTCCGATCCGTGTAGTCTGCCAGAATACTCTGAACCTTGCGCTGAATACCGCAAAGCGCAGCTGGACTGCACGCCACACCGAAAATGTTCTGCTCCGCGTGCAGGATGCCCGTGAAACTCTGCAGCTGGCCAGCAACTATATGATTGAACTCGGCAACCGTGGCGAAGAGCTGGCCCGCATCGATTTATCCGATCACAAGGTGCAGGAGTTCATCAATGAATTTTTCCCGATTTCTGAGGACCTGTCCGATTGCCAGCGGAAGAATAATCTGCGCCTGCAGGAAGAGCTGAAGGCTCGCTACTACAACGCACCGGATCTGGAATGGGTCGGCAAGAACGGTTGGCGCTTTATCAACGCAGTCTCTGATTTTGCTACCCACGCAGACCCTCTCCGCAAGACCAAAAACTACAACGAGAACCTGTTCCTGCGCACCGCAGAGGGCAACCCCATGATCGACAAAGCCTACAAGATGGTGCTGGCCGCAGCATAAAGGAGCAAGCCATGAATGATGTAAATAACCGCATTTTCAGGGAATTCACGGAATTCTTTGACAACGTTGAGAAGAGTGCTTCTGAAATCAGCGTTACCATGGCTTATGAGATCACGATGAAAAGTACCATCAGCACCGCCATTATTGTTTTGGAATCCGAGGGCAGACTGGAGGAGCGCTACTGGAACCATCTCAGGGTGCAAAATAATATTCTGGATTTTCTTTATGACCTGTGGGTTGGCTCTTGCCATTCATTGGCCAGCGACTTTTCCACGATCATGAAAGACTTGGTGGAATACGACTTCATCATTACCGAATCAATTATGAGAGAAAGGATGCAAAGTGCATGAAAAGATTGATTTCAACTTTGAACCTGTCCAAAGAAGATTGGCTCCGTTACCGTAAGTGCGGCATTACCGGCACGGATGCCGGTGCCATCCTTGGCCTGAATCCCTACCGCTCGGCATTTCAGGTGTACCACGATAAAATCAGCGATACCATTGAAAATATCGACAACGAAGCCATGCGGCAGGGCCGTGATTTGGAGGATTATGTGGCGCAGCGCTTCACCGAGGCCACCGGTCTGAAGGTACGCCGTGCAAATGCCATCTACCAAAGTGAGGAACATCCACTGCTTCTGGCGGACTTTGACCGTTTGATTGTCGGGCAGAAAGCAGGACTGGAATGCAAAACGGTTTCGCCGTTTTCTGCGGACAAGTGGGCTGATGGAGAAATCCCTGCACATTACATGGCTCAGGTCAATCACTATCTGGCTGTCAGCGGTTTTGACTGCTGGTACATTGCTGCTCTGATTTTCGGGAAGGAACTGGTGATTCACAAGATCACAACCGACAAAGAAGTTCTGAACAACCTCATTGCCAAGGAAGAGCACTTCTGGAAATACAACGTAATGCCCGAAATTCCGCCTGTACCTACCGGAAGCGAGGGGGATACACAGCAGATCAATCAGCTGTACTCTGCAGATGATCGAAACAAAACTGCCGATCTGAATCCCATCCGTAATCTGTTGGACAAGCGACAGGAGCTTTCCACCCAAATCGAGCAGATGGAACAGGAGAAAACAGCTATCGAGCAACAGGTCAAGCTGCAAATGCAGGATGCTGCCTATGGCACAGCACCGGGCTATAAGGTGTCGTGGGTATTCTCCGAAAGTAAACGGGTAGACTCCCAGCGTTTGAAGAAAGAACAGCCCGATATTTTCAATCGGTACAGCAAAAATGTAAGCAGCCGCAGGTTTACCATTATCCATGCAGCATAATTTTTGTACGCCTATAGTCACACAAAATTCGCGTTTCAGCTATTTTTGTTTAATAGAAAAGCACAATACTGTTTACACAACAATAATTGTATGCTAAGATAAGAATATGAGGTGATGCACAATGGTTCTGCGCAAAAGTTATTTGGATAAGATCATTCCTTTTATCGATCAGGATCTGATCAAAGTTCTGGTTGGAATCCGTCGCTGTGGAAAAACAGTCCTTCTCGGTCAGATCAAGGACGTGCTCCTCCAGCGCAACATTCCCGCACAGAACATTATTCAGGCCAATTTTGAGTCCATGCGCTTCCGCAACACCCGTACTGCAGAAACGCTTTACGACTACATCGCAGAAAAAGCGGAAGGCTGCACCGGCAAAATCTATATTCTTCTGGATGAGATTCAGGAGGTGGAGCGCTGGCAGATTGCAATCAATTCTCTTCGTGTCGATTTCGATTGTGATATTTACCTGACCGGCTCCAATTCCAAGCTGCTTTCCGGCGAATTGGCAACCTATCTTTCCGGACGATACATCCAGATTCAGGTTTTCCCCTTTTCGCTGGCCGAAGCAAAACAGCAATGCATTGAAAACGGAACCTATACTTCGGATGAAAAGCTCTTCGCAGACTATTTGAAGTACGGCGGTTTTCCGCAGCGTTTCTTCCTCCCTGACGATCATTCAATCACCACCTATCTGGGCGATCTTTACGAGGCTATCATTGTCCGTGACATCATGCTGCGCCACAATATTCGCGAACAGACCGCATTACGTAATGTCCTTGCATTCCTGCTGGACAATATCGGCAATCCGTTTTCTGCCCGTAATATCAGTGGACGCATGGTTTCGGAAGGAATCAAGACAACCACTGCTACCGTGCTGAACTACGTTGATTATTTCAAGGAAGCCTTTATCCTTCTGAATGCACGCCGCTATGATATCAAAGGAAAAGCGCTCCTGTCCAGCACAGAAAAGTACTATGCAGTCGATCTTGGCCTGCGGAATGTTATCAAGAAAAGCGAAAAACTTGACAGCAACAAGCTGTATGAGAACATCGTATATCTGGAAATGCGGAGCCGTGGCTATGAAGTTCAGGTCGGCAAGCTGGACGACACCGAAATTGATTTTATCTGCTACCGTGGAGATGAAAAGCTCTATATTCAGGTTGCTTACCTGATCACTCCCGCCGATGAAGAACGGGAGTTCGGTAATCTTGAGCGGCTGCACGACAACTATCCTAAGTATGTTATCAGTGGTGATTTGGTGAATTTAAGCCGAAACGGAATCATTCATCGAAACATCATTGATTTTCTGCTCAATCCGTAATTTTCACATCATGGGGCACAACAGTTGACGCTGTTGTGCCCTTTTTTCTTTATCAGAATTGGAGGCATTCTTATGGAAAATCCATTCGTAAAATTATTTGCTATTGACTTCAAAGATCATCTGGAAGTCAAAAAGTCCGGCAATACCGAGCTGAAATATGTAAGCTGGGCGTATGCCTGGGCAGAGGTGAAGAAGCTGTATCCCACTGCCAGCTACGAGGTCAAGAAATTTAACGGCCTGCCCTATGTTTATGACCCCATAACCGGCTTCATGGTGTATACCTCGGTCACGATTGAGGGCGTTTCGCATGAAATGTGGCTGCCTGTACTGGATGGCGCAAACAAAGCCATGAAAGCTGTGCCTTACACCTATACCACCCCGAAATGGGACTACAATCCTCAGACCCGCCGCCGTG